GCGTGGCAGTCGCGCATCCTCATCGAACTAGGTCAAGCGCTCAAGGACGGCCTAGACGACAACGGCGCGTACATCGGCCAAGCGATCCAGTTCGCAGTCGCGTCCGGCCACGGCATCGGCAAGTCCGCGCTTCTGTGCTGGATCATCCTGTGGGCGATGGCCACACGCCGCGACACCCGTGGCGTTGTGACCGCCAACACGATGCCGCAGTTGATGACTAAGACTTGGCCTGAGCTTGCGAAGTGGCACAGGCTGTTTATCGGCGCGAAGTTCTTCAAGGTCGAAAAGACCTCGATGCACAGCCTTGAGCCCGGCCATGAAATGTCGTGGCGCATGGACGCGATCCCATGGAGCAAGGCCAACCCGCAGGCATTCGCCGGTCTGCATAACCAAGGCAAGCGGGCGCTGATGATCTTCGATGAGGCGTCGGATATCGATGATATCGTGTGGGAGACGGCCGAAGGCTTTACGACCGATGTTAACACTGAGAACATCTGGATGGCGTTCGGCAACCCGACGCGCAATGTGGGCCGATTCCGTGAGTGCTTCCGCAAGTTTCGTGACACATGGCGAACGCGAAAGGTTGACTCGCGCACCAGCAAACAGACCAATAAGATCGTTCTCAACAAGCGCGTCGAGGATTGGGGCGAGAACAGCGACTACATCAAGGTCCGTGTGCGCGGCGAATTCCCGGCTCAGTCCGACTTGCAGTTCATTTCGCAAGACCTTGTAGACGCGGCCAACGGCAAGCATCTGGACAAGTCGCTATACATCTTTGCGCCGGTTGTGATCGGAGTCGATCCCGCGTGGACCGGCGGCGACGAGACTGTGATCTGGCTCAGGCAGGGCCTGTACTCCGAAAAGCTGATGACGATGCCACGCAACGATGATGATAATGTCGTGGCGGGATTCATTGCGAAGTTCGAGGATGAGCGTCAGGCTGATGCGGTGTTCATCGACTTTGGTTTTGGCACCGGTATCGCCAGCGCCGGTAAGCTCATGGGCCGGTCGTGGACTCTGATCCCGTTCGGTAGCTCACCGGCTGACCCGCAGTATCTTAACAAACGCGCCGAGATTTGGGGCTTGATGCGCGACTGGCTCAGGGCCGGTGGCGCGATCCCGCCAGACCAGCAGTTGTGCGAGGAGCTTATCAGCCCCGAGTATTCGATGACGCCCAAGACGCAGATCAAGCTCGAAAGCAAAGAGGACATGAAGGATCGCGGCCTGCCGTCGCCTAACCGCGCCGATGCGCTTGCGCTCACATTCTCGATGCCGGTCAAGAAGAAGAACATGTCGATGCCCGGACGGGTGACCAAGCCCGAGACGGTGAGCGATCACGACAGCGACGGACGATCGACCTATTTCCCAAAACTTTAACAATTGAAACCGTAGTACGGATTGTATCCTCAGATAACACGGCGCAAGGGGGTGGACTATGGGTGGCGTCATCGGTGGCATTCTCGGCGGTGGTGGAGGCGGTGGTGCGCCGCCCCCGATCGTTCCCGCTCCTCCTCCTCCCGTTCCCGTTGAAGCGCCGCCTGCCCCTCCCGTCAAGGAGTTCCGCCCCAATGCCGGTGCCGGTGCGGGCGCTCAGGATGAGAACTCCAAGCGGCGCTTCGCGGCCGGGTTCGCGCAGAACATCAAGAACGGCGCTCTCGGCCTGCTCAACAACGCGCAGACGCAGAAGCAGAAGCTGGGGCAATAACCATGGGCTCGGTGGGGAATACCCTCGGGCGCGTCGCGCTAGGCACGGCGACTGGTGGGCTATCGGAACTCCTGTACTTCCAGCCGAAGGCGATGGCGGATATCCAAAACCAGCAAGAGAAGTTCGCCAAGGAACAGGAAGACGCTCTCAAGGCTCAGCCTGTGAAGGAGGACCCGATGGAGTCGTATGGCGCTGATCTCCAATCGCGCCTGCGTCGGCTTCGCGCTGGGTTCTCACAGAATCTCAAGACAAGCCCTGTGGGGCTACTGGCACCGGCCAACACCAAGACGCCATCGCTTGAAGCCGGTACGAAGTATCTCGGAGGTTAACCGTGGACGACATTGTACGCAATGTCTGGCTCAACCCCGACGGCTCTTACAAGCGCAAGGCGTTCGAGGATCGGCTACAGCAGTTGATCCGCGATCGCGATCCGTGGCTCGACGCATGGATAGACTTGCGCGACTACATCCTGCCGACTCGCGGCATGTTCGATGGCGTGAAGGGCCGAGGCGATCAGGCCAATCGCGGCAAGAAGATCGATCACACCAAGATTCTCGACGGCTCACCGGCGCGGGCTTCGCGCATTCTGGCCAGCGGCATGATGAGCGGGCTCACCAGCCCTTCGCGTCCGTGGTTTAGGCTCGGCCTGCGCGACTTCGATCTCATGAAGTACAAGCCGGTCAAGCAGTACCTCGCCGATATCGAGACGCGCATATTCTCGGTGTTCTCCGGCTCGAACATCTACGGCGCTCTCTATTCCACTTATGAGGAGATCGGCACCTTCGCCACGAGCGCGTTCGCGTTGCTGGTTGATCGCAAGGATGTGATCCGGGCTCGGATGTTCACGATCGGCGAGTACATGCTCGACTGCGATAGCGAAGGGCGAGTTAACACTTTCGCCAGAACCTACACGCAGAATGTCGGTCAGGTCGTCGGCGAGTTCGGCCTGAGCAATTGCCGGAAAGGAACGCAGAACCAGTGGAGGCAGAACCAGCGCAGTGGTCCGGTCCATTGCTACCACATGATTATCCCCAACGATTTCCGCAATCCCGAAATGCGCGACAATCAGAACATGGAGTGGCTGTCGGTGTATTGGGAGGAGTCGGCCGAGCGCGATCGCTTCCTCGATGTGTCTGGCTTCCGCTCGTTCCCGATCCTCTGCCCGCGCTGGGATGTGGTCAGCAACGATCCATACGGCAGGGGCGCTCCCGGATGGTTTGGGCTCGGCGACACGAAGATGTTGCAGAAGATGCAACGCGACAAGCTGGTCGGCCTTGAAAAGACGATCAACCCGCCGATGCAAGCCGACGCCAGCGTGGAAGGCAAGTCAGTTCACACGATTCCCGGCGGGCTCACGCGCTCGTCCTCGCTCGGCGTTCCCAACGCTGGCATCAAGCCTGCGTATCAGGTGCAACTGGATTTCCAAGCGATCGGAGCGGAGATCGCCGCCGCTCGTCAGTCGATCATGGAGACATACTACGCCGATATCTTCATGATGGTGTCTCAGCAGGAGGGGCCGGAAATGACGGCCCGCGAGATCGCCGAGCGCCACGAGGAAAAGCTCATGCAACTCGGGCCGGTGCTTGAGCGCCTTGAGGCTGAGCTACTTGATCCTCTGATCCTTCGCACCTATCAGATCATGGAGGACGCGCATCTGCTTCCTGAGCCGCCAGAGGAACTTAAGGGCGTCGATGTGGAGATCGAGTACATTTCCATGCTGGCGCAGGCTCAGCAGATGGTCGGGACGCAGAAGCTCAAGGAGCATGTGGCGTTCGTCGGTGCGATGGCGCAGGCGATCCCCGATGCGCTCGACAACCTCGATGCCGACAAGGCCGCTGAGCATCATGCCGAAATGATCGGCGTCCAGCCCGATGTACAGCGATCGCCGGAGGAGCGCGATCAGATGCGTCAGCAACGCGCTAAAGCTCAGCAAGCCGCCGCTACTGCCGCCGCCGCTCAGCAAGGCGCTGATGCGGCCAACAAGCTCGGCAACACTCCGATCGGCACGAACTCCGTGCTGGACAAGATCATCGAGAACGCTGGTGGCGATACGACCGCGCCCCCGGGAGTTGACCCCAACGCTCCTGCGTAATGTGTATAATACGCGCAACCAGCGGCAAGGAGGAATTCAAATGAAGGTCCAGCGGTTTCCGGGATTCGATCTCTACACGAGCGATGAGGGCACGATCATGCTGTTCAACCACGAGGGCGTGAGTCCTCGCAAGAACTACGGTCGGCCGATGAAGAAGCAGTCGCGTCGCGGGCTCAACGAGCGCGGCAAGCTCCGCTCGGCCGGGCTCAACAAGTGCGGCCACCACAGCAACCCGAGGCCGAAGCGGTGAGCGATCCACTTCGTGATCCGTCGATCGACAACAAGATCGATGAGCTTCGCACCGAACGCGCCAAGCGTAAGGCCAAGCGCGATCTCGACGATCTGAAATGGCTACTCGATGACGCGAGGGGACGCCGGTTTTACGCATCGATGCTCGACTATTGTCAGGTGCTACACGAGCCCACACCCGGCAATGATAGCTTAACAAATTTTAACAATGGAAAGAAGTCGCTGGGTGTTAAGCTGTTTGTAAAGATGCTCGATAACTATCCCGAGGCGTTCATGCGGATGATTAACGAAGCAACAAGCGAAGCTCGGCAAGAAGAACTCGAAGAACAGAAGGTGAAGGAGGAGGGTAACGATGCCTAACGAAGCTCCGGCCGCACCGCAGTCTGCGCCTGCCGCTCCGGCCGCGCCCGCCGCACCGTCTACGCCAGCCGCGCCACAGTCGCCAGCGCCGCAGGGCA